CGTCATATGTACGTGCAGCATAATAGGAATATATAATGTCATTAAAATGGCCTAACAAAGACCCTGATGAAATACTAGACTACAGCATAGACTGGTCACGTTTTATTGGCTCTGCAACTTTAAACACTGCAGCTTGGAGTGTAGACAATGCAGATGGAGTTAAGACTACACTTGTTGCAAGTGGTCCTATAGTACACGGTATACAACTTGTATCTGCAACACTTACAAACACAGTAGCTACTGCACGAGTAAGTTTAGGTACAGATAATATAAAGTATAAATTTTATTGTACTGTAACTACATCTGATGGTTTGACATTTGAACGTACAGTATCTTTACGTGTGAGGGAAAAATAATGGCATACAATTTTTTAGGTCTTGTCAACGAAATAAATCGTAGGCTCAATGAAGTAGAGCTTACTAGTTCTAATTTTGCAACAGCAACAGGTTACTATAACTCAGCTAAAGATTCAGTCAATGCTGCTATTCGTCATATTAACCATGAAGAGTTTGGTTGGCCTTGGAATCATGTAGAAGAAGAAGATATATTAACTGCAGGTGTTACACGATATGGTTATCCTTATGATGCTAAAACAATTGACATGAATAGCTTTCGTATTAAACGTAATAGTACCCTAAATATCACAACTACTAAACTACAAAGCATGACCTATCAAGAATATCTTGACAAGTATTCTGACTACGAGTATAATAGTGATACAGGTATACGTGGTAAACCTAGATATGTAACTAGAACACCTAGTCAAGAATTTATAATATTTCCTACACCTGATAAAGCATATGAATTAGTATATGAATATTATCGTAATCCTGTAGAATTAGAATTACAAGATGATGTACCTACAGTACCTCAAGAGTTTAAACATGTAATAACCGATGGTGCTATGTACTATGCTTATCAATTTAGAGGTGATAATCCATCTGCACAATTGTCACAACAAAAGTTTGAACAAGGTATAAAGTACATGCGTAGTTTACATATTAATACTTACGACTATGTACGTTCTACTGTAAAGTATAGCAACCCAAGCACTTTTGGTTTAATGAAAGTATAATACGTAATGGCTACAGAATGGCAAACATTTCCTATACAGTTTGGTGGAGGGTTAATTTCTAATCTTAGTCCTTTACAACATGGCATGTCTAACATAGGTTCTGGGGCTATACTACAAAACTTTGAACCTACATTAGACGGTGGTTATAAAAAAGTTCTTGGTTATAGCAAATTAATAAACACTGCAGTAACAGGATCAGGTATTGTGCAAGGTGTATGTGTAGTTCCTGACTCAGGCTCACAAAAAGTAATTGCAGTACGTAATGGTGTTTACTACTTAGCAAATGCAAACGATGGATCACCTAGTTGGTCTTCTCTAGCAACTGCTGCAGACACTAATATTTCAAAAGTACGTAAAGAAAACTATAACTTTACAGGCACAGAAAAAATTGTATTTGTTGATGGTGTAAACTATCCTGCTTATTTTAATGTTACTAGTGGTGCATTAACATATCTTACAAATTCAGGAACAGGTAATACTGCAGTAGAAGATGCCTCTTATGTAACATTATTTAAAAGTACTTTATTTTTTACTGTTGGCACAGAGCTTGTGTTTACTTCTCCAGAGACAGATACTGACTTTAATCCTGCAAATGGTGCAGGAAGTATAAATGTATCTTCAACTATTACAGGTACAGCAGTGTATCGTGATAACCTTATTATATTCTGTGTAGATAAGATACTACGTTTGACAGGTTCTAGCTCTGCAGATTTTACAGTATCAACTGTTACAGATAGTATTGGTTGTTTAGAACCAGATACTATTCAAGAAGTTGGTGGTGATGTTTTGTTTCTTGCACCAGATGGCATTAGATCACTTAGCTCAACAGAACGTATTGGTGACTTTGGATTGGATGTTGCATCTAAAAATGTAAGACCTACCCTAAGTAGACAAATTTCTACAGGAACACATTTCAATAGTTATATACTTCGTGAAAAAGCTCAGTATCGAATATTTAGTTATACAAGCACAGAACGTGCAAGTGTTGCTAAAGGAATGTTAGCCACTAAATTTATTGATCAAGGTGGTCAAGGTTTTCAGTGGGCAGAGTTAAAAGGTTTTAAGGTATATGTTTCTGACTCTAATTTAGTAGATGATGTTGAGAGAATATATTTTGCAAATGAAGATGGTTTTATATATAAAAAAGAAGTAGGTTCTAATAGGGATGGTAGTGCAATTGATGCATTATATGAATCGGCTTATATGCCTATTACCGATCCACAAGTACGTAAAACATTTTATAAATTAGACTTGTACATTAAACCTCAAGGATCGTTTACTTGTAAAGCTAGTACTAGGTTAAATAGAAACGATGCAAATAAAATACAGCCCCCTGTATTTGATATAACTGGAACAGGTGGTGGTGCAACATACGGTTCTACACAATCAATTTTTGGTACATCTTTATTTAGCACAGTTGAAGACGAAACATACAAAAATAATTTAATAGGTTCAGGTACAACGGTTGCTTTACGCATTGAAGATAATAGTACTAATGCCAGTTTTACTCTAGATACTGCAATCTTAGAGTATACTATAGAAAATAAAAAGTAAGGAAATAACATGGGTACAGGTTACACACGTGCTGATACATCAGACAACATTGCTAACGGTAATGTTATTGATGCTGATGATTTAGACCTAGAGTTTAATGCGGTAGAAAGTGCTTTTAGTAGTTCTAGTGGACACACTCACGATGGTACTTCTGCTGAAGGTGCTCCTATTACAGTTCTTGGCCCTGCCCAAGATGTTGTTGCAACAACGTCAGTTCTTCGTCCTAAAACTACAAATACTGTAGACTTAGGTACATCTAGCCTTAAATATAAAGATGCGTACTTAGCAGGTAATCTTAACATTGGCGGTGCTGTAACGTCTAGTGGTGCAGTAAATTTAGGTTCTACATCAATTACTGGAACATTAGCAGTATCTACAAACACTACTCTTACAGGTACTCTTGCAGTTAATGGTAACACAACTCTAGGTGATGCAGCTTCAGATACGGTGACAGTTAATGCAGACATTGCTTCAAATCTTATTCCTTCTGCTGATAACACTTATGATCTGGGTGCTAGTGGCTCTGAGTGGAAAGACCTCTATATTGATGGCACTGCTAATATTGATACTGGCTCTATTGATACTGCAAATGTGGGAACTCTAGCAGTATCTGGAGATGCTACTGTTTCAGGTACAATTACAGGCGATTTAACAGGTGCAGTTACAGGTAATGCAGATACAGCAACTACACTTGCTACACCACGTACTATTGCTATATCGGGAATTACTTCAGCCTCTGCTAACTTTGATGGTTCTGGAAATATTGATCTTGCCACAACAACTCTTACATTAGGCGGTACGGCAGTTACATCTACAGGTGCAGAGTTAAACATACTTGACGGTGTTACAGCTACCACTGCAGAATTAAATTTATTAGATGGTGTTACAGCTACAACTGCAGAATTAAATTTATTGGATGGTGTAACCGCAAGCACTGCAGAAATTAATTTTATAGATGGGGTTACATCTAATATTCAAACACAGTTAGACACTAAACTAGATAGTCTATCTACTTACACAGGAGATATTGACATTAATGGTGAACTTGTGGTACAATCTTATAATGAAACGTATCAAAGTGTTTCATCATCAAGTGGTACAACAACTATAAACTGTGAGACTGGTAATGTGTTTGCGTCAATACTAAGTGAGAATACAACATTTACTTTTACTAATCCACCTGCTAATAATATAGCATATGGATTTAGTTTAAAAATTATACAGGATGCAAGTGCTAGTGGTTATACTGTTACATGGCCTACTGCGGTGGATTGGCCTTTTGGACGTACTCCTAATTTAAGTAATGGGGTATCAATAGTAGATCAATTTGTATTTTATACACATGATGGTGGAACTACGTGGTATGGGTTTTCAGCAGGTAAAAGATTAGGATAATATAGAATGAGTAATTGGAAAAAAGCAATGATGGCAGCAGCAGGAGACGAGGGTGTAGCTCCTGCTACTAAAATTTTACATGTAGGGCCATTTGGCGCACCTTCTAGTTATGGAAGTAATCACACATATGAATTTGATATTAATACTGTAGGCTCACCGCAATCTGGTTATGATTTAAGTAATGTGAGATCCATGTACAGTGTAAATAATTCGTATGATGTAAAAGATCAGTCTAGTATATACGATGAAGTTAATGATGTAATTATATCAACACATACCCAACGGCAACGTTTTGTTTTGGTATGGCATACTAATACAGACCCTACTGCGTGGGGTCCAGGCGCAGGTCACTACGTAACTACAGGTACTGCCTCATGGAATAGACATCTAATGGATACTCATTCGGGCAATCCTCTATATAAAGCAGCATCAACTCTCTACACATGCGGCACTAATAATGCCTACAGTTCTTATGTTAATCGTATTTATTATCATAACTATAGTAGTAACAGTAGTTCGTATACAAATAAAAATACATCAGGCACTACTAGTGGTTTTGTTATTGATGAAGACAGAGGGCTTATGTTTCATTCGGTAAGCCCAAGTTCAGGAGCAGATAAGTTAGAAATATACACTTTAAACTCAACGACTGGACAGCCAACTTTTTCTAGTTCTTCATATACTAACGCATGGGGTAATGCCCCTAGTACATCAAGTAATAACATAACTGCTCGTGGGTATGACCCTAAAAGACAAGTTTTATATGTAGGAGTGCAAAATAATGCATCAGGAAGTATAATAAATGATTACCGATATGGGAGTTTTTGGGCTTTAGATGTTAGTACTCCTAGTAGTCCTGTGATAATAGGTGAGTGGGCTCCAAGTAATGCCAATAACGAGAATGGTAATGGTAGTTGGTTTTATGATGCTAACACAGATCGAATAGTGATAGCTTGGTATAAAAATAATGGTGGAAGTGCTTCTTACATTACATGTTTAGATTGTAGTCAGGTTTCTACAAACGGAACAGTAGCAAGCATGAACTATGTTGGTTTTTTTAGGCAAGGCTCTTCCACAGATACAGCAAAGTATCATTGTAGTCATTTCCCAGGAGATAGCATTGTCTTTTTTAGCACTGCTTCAAATTCTTTGTATTATGGTAATATTGCAAGCACTGCTTCTGGAGCTGCCCCTGCTACTACAGATACTACGAACATTGGCCCATCCCCAGATCATAGTTCTTTTACTGGATCAGGGGGTAATCCCCTTCCACTGATGATAGCAGCATATACACCATAAGGAGAAATAAACATGTATGCAAAAATAAATAATCAACAGGTAGAAGCTTTCCCTTATACCGTAAGTATGCTTAGAAATGAGCATCCAAATACTTCATTTTCTAAAAATGTTTCAAATGAGGTATTGGAAAGTTATAGCATCTACCCAGTTAGACAAGACCTAAACTTTCCAGAAATTAATGACAGCACACATAACATTGTGAAAGCAGCTAAACCTACTATGGTAGATAATGAGTGGGTATTAGGTTTTTCTGTTGAAGAAAAAACACAAGAAGAAAAAGACTTTTATGCTGAAGGTGAGGAGTACAATAATAGACGTATTCGTGATGAAAAACTTGCCGAAACAGATTGGTGGGCATTACCTGACAGTCCTACTATGACAGCAGAACAAACTAGCTACAGACAAGCATTGCGTGACATGACAACACATAGCAACTGGCCTATTTTAAAAGATGCTGATTGGCCTACTAAACCATAGGGTATAAAGTATGTCAGATATTAAACTAACATCAGAAGAAATAGAGACAATGCTAGACAACGCAGCTAGGCGTGGTGCTAAAGAGGCATTACGTTCTATTGGGCTACTTGATAATGATGCGCAAAAAGATATACTAGAGATGCGTAACTTGATAGAAGCATGGAGAGATACACGTAGAAGTATATGGAGTACTGTAGTAAAGTTAGCTACGGTTGGAACACTAACATTCATAGCAGGTGCTGTTTGGATGACATTTGGTAAGTAAGGCATAAACAATGAATAATCAATTTAAAAATCCTACATTCGGTGGTTTTAAACCAAATGCAATGCAACG